AACACCGTACTGATAAATGGCAGCCTTCAACTCGTCCACGCTTGGAGCGCGGCCGGCGCTTCCGAGCATCGCCCATTTCGTAGCCTTCGCGTACTTGGCACCGCTGCAAGCAAAGCGGCCGGAAGCTTTGTAAGGACAAAGCGCCTCGGTCGTTACGCCCTGGTCGGTCTCGAAGTCGCCGTCCATAAAGCCGCCGTTGCAGCCGTAGGCAGACTTGTCGTTGACCAGCGCGTCCTGCTCGGCAAGGTCAAGCGCTACGCTGTCGCCGCCGGCTTTGATGAGCGCTGCTTCGAAAGCTTTAGTCCGTGCAAAAGACCAGCAGCTACCACAGTTGCCCTGGTTTTTAATCTTGGTGACAAGCCCATGGTCGCGCGAGTCGTAAGCCTCAGGAATGTCGGTCGCAGACACCGAGTAGTAGTTTACGCCGCGGCGGTTCGCCGGCGTGCGCAGGTAGCCAGTTGAATAGGTCTCGCCGCCAACCGTAACGGTGGTGACTTCAGCCTCGGCACTTGCCGCGAAAAACAAAAATAGAACTGCTAAAACAAGACGCATCGGACAGCTTCTCCTAAAAAGGGAGGGCCAGCTTTCCAGCTCGACCCGCCCGAGAGTGATTTAAAGTTACGAGGCAGCCTGCGAGTTAGTTCCAGGAGCTGGGACCGTGCTTGCCGTGTCCGGAGCATCGGGTGCTGGGACGTTAGGCGCTGCAGGACTTGGCTCTTGAACCTGAGCTTCGTGCAGGTTGATTGGAGGGACGACCACACCCAGGTGCTCAAACGCTGGGACGTAGCGGCCGACGTCGAAAGCGCCATCTTTGCCAGCGCCCGTGCCGACGTAGTCGAGAAGTACTTCTTCGACGTAGGCCATGTGCTCGCTGATTTTTTTGACGTCGCCTTGGCCGATGCCAAACTGCAGTTTTGAAGAGTCGCAGTAGACGATCTTGTGGATCAAAGTCGCTAGAGCCATGACGACTCGGCGGCATTTGACGTTCGGCGTGCGCAGTTGCTCGTTATCCGTGACGGCTAGGATCGACAGGATCTTTTCCTGCGGAGCTGGAGACAAATGGCTCCATTTCAGGCCGCGCGCCCACTCGGTCTTAGCCCGGTTCCATTCTTCGTAGAACGACTCAGCATCCGACGGGATCATCTGCCCGCTCGTGTTGTTGGAGTCGCTCTCGATCATGGCAAGCTGCAGTCTCGAGATAACCGCTGCCGTCTGCTGCAAGTGCGTGTTAGCTACTTGCCACTTAAACACGGCAATTTTCTCGCCCCCTAGGACGATCTGTTGTTGCAACTGCAACTCAGTAATCATGGTCATTTAAAGTTCCCCCCGAAACTTTGGTTAATTTCTTGTTCTATGCCCGCCCAAAATTCTGTTAGCCGATTCTCGCCGGCGCGATTTTTACAGCGAGGTAGTCAGACACCAAGCCGCCTAAGACGAGAGCAGCCTTCAAAATGCGCTCGGCATACATCTCAACAGCTTCAGACGGCAGATGGAGCTTCGCGATTTCGGCGAAAAGCACTTGTTTTTCGGCTTCGTCGAGATCCTTCAGCTCGGCTGGCACCGCGGCCAGGCCATCGAGCGCTGCAGGGACCGACTGAAAAGCGCCGACTAGGGAGATCAAGTCTCCTATGCCGATCTTTCCATCTTTCGCTGCGTCAGCGACGCCGGACAGCAGTGTTACGATGCAGACAACCGCTTCTTTAGATTCTTTGATACCAGCCATGACATTCCCCCTAGGTTTAGGCTCGAGGCCTTAAATGATTGAGTGACAGCGATTAAGTGATTCTCTGGGCGTAAGACGACTTCGTGCGCGTTTGGTCCTAAGCATTAAGCAATCCTAACGGCATAGAGTTGTGTGCTTGCGGAAATAGCTAGAGTTGGTGAACTGCTGATTAGAGGAAATACAACAAGGTAATAAGTCACGGGAGAGCCGGAAGGCACGGTTACATATCTGATTGTCGGCGCTAACCAAATTTCCTCGAATGTACCGGCACTGGTGCCCGTTACTGTCTGTTTCGTGTGCGCGCTGTTGTCGATCGTCCCGCTTGTGGTCGAGATAGATACGTCTAAAAACGGCGCGGTTCTAGCTGACCACGCGGTTATTGCGTTACCGGAGTGACCAAATACTGGGGCGCCATATACGAGATAGATTCCCGGATTTAAGCTAATGCTACCGATCGTGTTGTTAGCCGCTAGAGTCAGATTGAACGAGCTAATTGAGCCCGCTACTTTTTCGCCAACATAGCCCGTCGCCACGGCTGTATTATCCGACCTACCTTTTAGACCGGACTTACTGACAAGGCCGTCCGACGTTCCCGGTACTACTTCTTGATAAAACTTTCTTACGTCACTCATCAGCCAATCCCCGTCACGCGCACAGACCCTGCGGTTGGAGCAACGCCCCCGTGCTTCGCAGAGATATTCACCGCGTTGTCAAACTTCATCCCGTTTGTAGCTAGGTCGACAGACGTAGACTCTCCGGCTTCTAGCTCAAACGTGTCCGTTGTTCCGCCGTCTAAAGAGACGAGGATCGTCTGGTTACAACTGTTGAATATCTGAATGATGCGGAGGTCAGACGTCGGGTTTAAAAGCGTCGCATAAGACCCGGTCAAGGACGATCCGGCAATCTTGCCTTTCGCTTGGTAGGCAATGGCTGCGGTGCCCGCAGTATTGACGTTGAGGTTTCCCGAGGTATCGCAGGAAAGCTCTCTGTGCGTCACGCCGTCCCAGCCAAGAGCTATGCCGAGCGTTCCAAGAAGCTTGGTCGCAGTAGAAAGCGTCTTCTGCGCAGCCGTCAGCGCAGATGCCGTGATGAAATCCGTGCCGTCTGACAGGTGCGTAGCAACGGGCGTAGCCACTGCTTCGTGACGGCTAGAAAGCGTTACCGCGAGACCTGCAGTAGCTGCCTGAGACCCAAGGGTCTGCTGCACAGCCTTGGTGTCGAGGCTGCCGGCCTTCGTGTCGATACTTGCGAGCGACGTGTTGCCAGTGTCTTGTTTTGCTGCGGTAGCTGCGCCGGTCGGAAGAGGCACGGTGCCAGTGAGCCCGACAGTCCAGCTGCCTGACTGTGTTGCCGCGACTTGAGCTCCGACATCTAGCCCTACCGACCACGTGCCAAACTGTGCGGCTTCTACCGAGTCGGTAGAAGAGTCCAACGGTCTAATATCTAGGTCAGTCGCTGCAACTGTAACAGCCGTGCCACTTGTGACGCCCTGGACAGAAAGAACGCCACCAGCCGGCGTGCCAGCCGCGCCCACGCCGACCACTAGCTGGTTACCGCTGCTATCAACCGTCATTGCCCGAAGCGTTCCGCTGTCGTCTCCGCCCTGCAGCTGCGCATCGGTGGGCGAAGCCGCGCCAACCGCTCCAATAGAACTGTCAGCGAGCGCTACGGGCAAAGCCCCGTCGGAATCGACCAGCAGATAACGGTGTCTAAAGATCGTAAACGCATCGCCAGCGCTCGGTGCTGCCGGCAGGTATTCAGACGGCGTGATCGCATTGGCAGTAACCGCTGCGACGCGAAACTCGTAGTCGCTAAGGACCCCGGTTGTAAACCTGAGGACGTCACCGACCCGCGCAGCGTGGGCCGTCGCGCCGATGATCTTTAACTCGTTTTCCTGTGAGACAGCTTCAGCTGCATCTGTTCCAACTTGATAAACTGTGGAATGCGAAACAACGTCTAGCCCATGCTGCTCAGCACGCACGGGCGAGACTGTGACGTACTGCGTCGCCACGTCCTGGCGCTTCTTCTGGTCGCCGTAACCTTTGATCGTCATCTTAAAAACTCTCCCCGTCGTTAGGCCGCGGATCTTTGTAGTTTTGGTTTTGGATTAGTCGGCTGTCGTCAGGTACGTGAAGCTAACGGGAACCAGCTCAACAGCCGTGCCTCCCGACGTGTAGTTACAGGTGACGGTTTTGGCGCCGTTTGTTGCAAGACAAGACCCCACAGCTCCGCCCAAGATCCCTGCAATGCCAGCGGCTCCGCCGGTACCCGAGAAGTTAGACGCTCTGGCGTACGGGAGAGACAGCGTGAAGGTTGAAGCCGTTGCACCTGCCGTTGGGTCGATCGAAACCTGGCCCCAGACGCGGACGTGGGTGCCGATCTTTTCGACTTTCAGGGTGACCGGCGTCACAACTGCAGCGACGTTCGTGCCGGCAGCCAACGTGACCGAGCTGGTGCCAACCGAGATGTCACCGACGTTAGTCGTTGGCACGGTGATGCCGCCTGGGAAAGTCACTGGACCGCCAGACGTAGAGATCACTTCATCGGTTTTAGTCCGAGACGCTGCGCGGCTCTCGGTTGCGAGTGAGATAGCCGAGGTCAAAAAAACGGCAGCAAGCGCTGCTAGACGAGTATTACTCATGGTTATAATCCCTTTAAAATGTAGCGAACCGTTGCTGTGCCCGTGGTCTCTGAGCCCTTCGAAAGACTTGCCCTGATCCAGGGAAAGCTCAGCTTGTCGCGCGTTAGCTCAAAGAGCTGGCTGCCACTAGCTGCGCCGATCGTCTTCGTCATGCCCGAGATGTCGTACCAATTCGTTTTGTCGAAGCTGAACTGCAGCTTCACCGCCGCATCAGTCGCGGAAGCTCCCGCCCAAACAAGAAGAACGCCGGCCGACCCGAAATAACGGGTATCGACAGCGTCACTATCTTTATTCGCGGCGAGACTCTGGCTATCCCAGAGGACTTTCTCTTCTAAAAGAAGGCCCATGGTTCACCTGCTGAAGGGGTATTCGTCGGAAGAGTCGCTAGCTACGATGGTCAAAAAGAAAGAGCCGTCAGCGGTCGGTGTCGTTTGATCCGCGCCAACCTGCTCGACCTGGATTTCGTCCTGATCGGTATGGTCGGTCGTGATGCAGCGCAGTGTCGTCACGTCGGTCACTGGGGTCAGCTGCACGGCAAGGATCCGCGCAAATTTACGCGGGAGCTTAACCGTATAGTTACCGTTCGAGTTTTCTTTCAGCTCGAGCTGGCCAGCGCCAACAAGGAGGCCGCCTGTGCCGTAAGACGCAGCCGCGGCAGAGCCGTCGACATAGGCGTAAAACGTGAACGTCGCGCGCTGAGGCGACAGCTGGTTATAAGTCGGCATGCAAAGGTCCTTTCGCAAAGGAAAAATGCCTCGGACCGCAAGTCCAGCCCGAGGCGAATACGGAGACAGTTAACCCTGACCTTAAACAGCGAGTCCTGTGCGCCATCCGTGGAAGTTTGGCGGCATGTAGTTTTCCAAGTAGCCGCCGTAACGCGCTTCGTACGCATCGTCATCGTTGCTGCGGAGGAACACTGTGCCGTCATCGTCGAACCAGCCGAAGTCCGGACGGTGCATGAGTTCCATGAAGTCCGAGTTCAGATAAGCGATCGCGTCGTCTTGAACGAAGCGGTCGAAGATGATTGGGATGAGACCAACAGCCGACTCGTAAGCCATGGCTTTGAAGCTGAAGTGACCGCGGAGGTTTTCAGCACGTGGCTGCAGCTCGTAGGTTTTCTTGTCTTCAAGTTGGTTAAGGAGCTTGCGGTACTGCGTGTAGCTCGTGACGATCATGTCAGGCGTCTTGCCGATGCGGCGGTCGATCGCGAGCATGTCTTCGTTCATGAGGTCGACGGTGAGGCCAATGCCGCCGGAAGCTGCGTACTGACCTGCGGACCAGCGGCGCGCTACGGGCAGATTGAAGAGGGTGCCGGTCGTGCGCGACAGAATGTAGGGGATCGAGAGCAGGTCGTTGTCTTTCGAGCCCTGCATGTAGATCTTTGCAGAGGTCGACGTTGCACCGCCTGCAGCAGCTGCTAGCGTCGCAGATGTGCCAACCAGTTGAATCTCGCGGGTCGAGGCTGTGACGCCAACAACGCGGAGTGCTGTGGTTTCGGTAGCGACGTTAACTAGGTCTTGCTCTTCCCAGTTCGCTTCTTTCCAGTAGTCAGCGTTGATAACTACCAGGTAAGGCGTGCCGCTAGAGCCGTCGCCTGTAACGGTCGTCGAGCCGTCGCCGCGGCCAAGCTCGCCGTTATCAAACTGGTTCCACAGCTGACGCGACGTGTTGCGCATCCAGCTTTCAACGGTCTTTTGAACCGTGTGCTTCGTTTGCTTAACAAACGAGCCTTCGTTGCCGTCAGCAGCCTTGATCGCCTCGCGATCGATTTTTGCCACTGCATACAGTTTTTTCGAGGTGATTAGGGCTTTTCCGCCCTTGTCCCAGGTAGCTGTTGGGAGCGTGCCGGAGCCGACGCCGCCGCTGAAGCTTTGAGGAATGCTTCTGAGCTCTTGATCACCTACGAAGTCGTAGGTTTTCTTGTAGCGCATGAGCACGGGGTTTTTGGCGTTGTAAACGTTCTCGGAGAGCGGGCCGTATTTGGTTTTAAACAAATGCGACGCATTGGACATGTTCCAGGTCATTGCTAAGCCTCAAGATGTGCAAAGGGGTGTAGTCCTTTGCGCCTTGGGCTTAGCTCCGATCTTCAGAACTCGACTTCCCAGGGGCCTCCGCTAACGAGAGCAGAAAACCGTGGATCGGCGAGATCTAGAACGTCCCTATAGTGGCGCGGGCTCCTCAGTCGTCATCAAAAAATAAGACGGGTTTCTTTTGGGAGCCACTTTCGACGCGTCTTGGGATTTCTCTAGCACCAACTGCCGCAGCTTCCTGAGCCTTACGCCCGAGTGCTCGAAGACCTGGATCGCCCTGTTTTGCGGGCTCTCCGAAGGTTTCCTTCAAGACGCGAATGAGATGCTCTTCGCCGAGGTGCGGATGCTTGACTAAATCTGTGACGATATCGGTGACGATGCTATCAAAATGCGCAGAAGATTCAAGGGAGGGTGCCACGGCATTTATCACCTTGAAGGTCAAGTCGGCTCTATCAGCATAGGCGACTTGCTCTGGAGTGACTGTCTCGCCTGGTCTTCCGGACTTAGCGTGGTAATCCTGCAGGTGCTTTTCGAGCGCAGAGTAACGGTCCGGCGCGATACCAAAAGTCTCCTGCGCCTTTGCAACAATTGCTCTTTGCTTAGTCTCTGTCTCAGAGCGCGCAAAGCGTTCCTCCTTGGTCTTAACGTTTCGCTCCCGAAAGCCGATCTCCCTTTGCCTAAACCAGTCCTCGCGCTCTGGCTCGCTCATTTCAAAGAGCGGTAGCAGCTGCTTATACTGGTCCTTCAGCATGCCGATCTTCAACTGGACGGGGTCGCTGCCGGTCAGCTCGGCCAAGAAATCAAACGCTGCTTCGCCGTCATTCTCCTTAGTGACCTTGTCGTAAAGCGTCGAGACCAGCGTGTTTAACTCGGTCCTCTGCGCCTCAATCGCCTTCCTGTCGCGGTCGACCTCGGCAAACTTCTTGTCGTAGACGACCTTGCCCGAGTAGTTGGAGCGGAGGTCTTCGAGCTGAATCTCGATCTCTTTGCCGTCGACGATCACTGGAATTGTTGCACTGCCGGAAAGCTCTAAGACCGATTCACCGTCTTTTGCTTTGTAGCGCTTAGCCGGCTTAGCCTCGCCGCTGCTCTCGACTTCAGACAAAGGCGCATCGGGCTTAGTCCCGTCCTTTACAGCAGGTTTAGCCGCAGGCTTCGCAGGCGTAGGAGCCCGCTCCTTAGACTCGCGGTTTTCTGCTGGCTCCTTCGGCTCTACCTTAACCGGGCGCTTTGGCGCAGGCTCAGGCTTTGCCTTGGCCTGGCGTTCCGTTATCGCTTCGATATCCGAGAAACTTGCCTCGGATCCCGCGCCGAGGCTGGTAGTCGCATCACTCGTAACCGCTGTGTTTTCCAAAGGTCATACTCCCATAGGCGTTTGAAGCGCGCCCATGTCGTCGGGCGAAGGCATCGGTGTTTCAAGGCCGCTAGACAGATTCTCGGGGTCGCCGGCTGGTAGCGCGCTCACAGGCGGCATGCTCTCAGGTGACATGCCAGGTGACACACCCGTCCCTCCCGCGGCCGTCTGCGGCGCTGGCGGCGCTAGCATCTGAGCGACCGCAGCTTGTCCTGGCTTATAAAGCACAGGGAAATCTGGGAACTCGGCGGTGATCTTTAGACCGTACTCGGGATTGCGCTCGACGATGCCTGTCATAAACATCTCGTGAGCCATCACGTGGTCAGTAAACGCTGCGCGCGTCTCCTCTTTCAGATCAGAGAAGGCTACCTCGTTCAACTGGCGCCGGTGAATGCGGTAGTGGCCTAAATGATATTCAAACTCCAGCGGTGCTTCGACGGGAACGCCGGCCATCAGGCCTTCATTTTCGCTCTCAGCCTTGCGCAGTGCCACGGTTACCTGGCTTTGCAGGCGCTCTACGTCGCCGAGACCGAGGAGGTCGATCGCAGTGTCCTCAGGGACAGAGCCTGGGAACTCTTTTTTAATGTCCAAGATATACTGCATCCGCGCGGATTTCTGCTGCGGCAGGGCCGTCGAATTCTGAAGCCTGAGGTCTGCAATGTTGCGGAGGTTCGCCATCTTAAAGTTTTTGGCAGTAGCCGCCATGTTTTCACCGAGCAGCTGCCTTAGACGACGCTCGTCGTCCTCGTAGTGGTCAGCCATGAGCCAAAGAGCCTGGAGGGCCAGCTGCTTTTGGGTCTTGGAAAGCGCTGCGATCCCTGGGTTTGCCCGCTCGGTTTCCTGCTCGTCTAGGAAGGTCATCGCAACGGCCGCGGTCACGCCCTTCGGAGGGTCGCCCCGTGAAACGCCGTAGACGCCCATAATCTGTTGGAGGTCGCCCTTCGCCGTGTCGCGGGTATCCTTCGCACCGACGTCCGCCATGAGCGGCTGCGAGAGGACGGGTGCCGGCCCACCGTGCTGAACGACAGTCGTACGGTTTGCGAGGGATTCGAGCTTGACCGAGCCCTTTTGCACGAACCATTTGGGATGGGCGAAAAGAAAACGGTTTCTGAGGTCGAGGGAAATAATGTTGTTATAAACCGCCTGCGGAGCGCGGCCGTGGGTTACGGTGGAATCGCCGTTTAAGACGGTTGGCGCGTCGATATCTGTGGTGCGAGCCCACGGTAGGATGGCCTGGTCGTGCCAGCCGATATACTGGTTTGGCGAGCTAAGCAGGATGGCCGTCCGCGTGAACTTAACGTGCCAGCCGCTGTCGAGCTCCTCGGTCGACTTGTGGTAGAAGTGCCACACTTCGACCTTGCCGTCGTTAGTCGTCTCTTCAAACGTATCCATATCAAAATAAGCACTGCGCGCTTCGGCTTTGATCTTCTCAGCCTTAGAGCGGTGCTTAGCCCTTACCGAGTCAACAAGCTCGCGGGTCCGATACATGCCGTATTCGACCTGGTCGTACTCTTCCTGACGCTGCAGAAACATGTCCCAGCTAGAGACAAGACGGTAAGCTACGTCGCCTTGACGCACGGGCTTTTCAATCCAAAGGTCTTCGCCGTCCGCACCCTTAAGCGGTTCTCCGCTGTCTGGGTCAACCAGCGGGATCTTAGGCCGCACTTTGGCGCGGCGCAGCAGCCTGTGGAGCTCAGCTGGTGGCAGAGCCGCAGGGTCTTCTTTGATACCGTTTACTTCGAAGACCTTCCGCAGGTAGTCACTGTGGTAGGGGCCAAGACTTGGATCCCAAAGGCACGTGATAAAGTCTTCGCCCGCGATCCTTCGCCGTCGCATGTGCCGGCGTGTCAGGTCGTCAAACTCGATCTTATCCCAGTAGCCTTCGACCAGCTTCTCAGCGACCCTCGCCGTGATCCGGTCTGAGTCGTCTTCAGTCGCAGGTCTTGCGGTTATCGCACCGCGATACTTGGTGAGCCGCGCAACGTCCTGCTCAACCATGTCAACCATGTGGTTGTAAACCACCCGCGGGTTTTTGACCTTGCGGGTTACCGACGACTCGTCAGCGTTTTCAGGGCGAGACCTTCTGTCTTGCGACTGGTACTGAATCCCGCGGTAAACGGCTAAGTTCTTCCGCTGGTTTTGATGGCGTTCGTAAGCCTGCTCCTGGAGGTGGTCGAGCTCGGCTGTCAGCCAGCGCAGGAGCTCCTCTTCGTTTTCTCTATCGACGGCCCAGAACGGCTTTTTTGTCGCCCCTTGCCCAAGGCCAGACTCGTCTAGACCTTCAAAAAATGTCGCTGCTCCCACGCTTCTCCCCTTTTAAATCAAAGCGTCCGAGTCTCTGATGATGTCGTCTATTTTTTCAAACTGATCGTGCTCGATCTTACCAGCTGCGTCGCCTAATTCCTCGTCGGTTAAGTCCCCGAGAAGACTGTCGGCCGGGACGAACTGCACCTGGTGGGTGCTCCGCTGCATGGCTTTGATTTCAATTAGAGCCTCGTTAGCCAAAGCCATAGCTTCCTTGGCCCGGACTCTGGCGTCTAGCGCTTCTAGCGAGGCTTCGTCCGCCTTGTTCGCAGCACGCGTCGCGGCGTCTGATCTGATCGAAAATCCAAGGACCGCGATGAGAAGCGCAACGAGTGTTAGAAGTAGGGGCGAAATGATTTCCATGGGACTCCTCTTAAAAGTTAATCGCAAAAGTCAATATCGACCTCGCCAGACTCTTCGCGGTAACGCGCTAGGTCCCGCTCGGGCGTGCTGTATCTGTCGGTCTTAGCCAGAATCTTCTCGGGCTCAGGGGTCAGGTCAATCGAGGCGTAGTCGTTGCCGTAGCGCAGGCAGTCGATTGCGTGATCGTTCTTCTTGGGGATATTGCCGTTGTCGTCGCGACGGTAATCAGAGATCTCGCCGATCAGGTTCGGACACTCGTCGGATACGACAAAGAGGCCGGCAAGCATCTGGTCTTTGATGAGCGACAGGCCCGTCTTCTTGTCCTTCGTGCCCTTCCTGGTCGGTGTGAAGGACTCCTCGTATGCCTTGCCTGTTTTGCGGTTGAAGCAAGTCCAGGCCTCAGCGATGAACCAGGCGGCAGCCTCGTCACAGATCTGCTCCCACTCGGTGCCATGCACTTTCCACCCCGGGAACAGCCGGTCGCGCATCTCGCAGATCCTCGGGAGGAGGACCGAGGTCGATGTATCGAGCTGATTCTGCTCGTATATCTCGCCGAGCACGTAGACTTTCTTCGTATAGGGGTTGATAGCCCTGAAGACAACAGCAAAGCAGGTGGCCGTCCCCGGATCGCAAATTACTTGCCACAGCATCTTATGCGCATCGTCACGCACCTCGCGCATCAGTTCATCATGCGGCCGCACGTGCTTTGTGTGCTTCTTCTCTTTCGTCGGCGAGTCAAACATAGGGAATATGGCGTTAGCACCACCGATGACCCTCTTGGCCCCGTACTCGCGCTCCCAGGTATCCCACTCACCGCGAAGGTATAGCTTTGACTTTTCAGTGCGGAGCCATTCCCTTGTTAAGTTCGGGCACGCCCATGTTGGAAAGTTAAAATAGTTCTCGCCTAGCACCAGGTCCAATAGCATGGCGTCATACTGCTCAACCTTCAGCTCTTCGGGTGGCGTCGTCCCAATGAACAGTTGAGCCTCATGTACACCAAGGTTTGGCCCCATGGCTTTGTGAAATTCGGGTCTAAAGTCTCGGAACTCATCGTAAACAGCACCGTGAGGCGTAATCCCACGGTATGCGTTGAAGTTGTCAGAGCCGTCGATCTTGATGAATGCTCCGTTCTTCAGCGTAATGCGCATCTCGGTGTTGTTGATCGAGGCTATTTGATCCTGCGGACCAAATGTTTGAATCCTCCCGGAAGCCCAGACAATCTCCTTGGCCTGCTTCTGCTCAGGCGCAAAGTAATAGTACCCGCCCGGTCGCGTGATGGCTTTGCGCCAAAGGAAGTAAGACTCAATCTCGGTCTTGCCCCATTTCCTGCCGCATTCAAGGAATACGACGGGAAATAGACGCGTAAAGATAGCGTAGAGGACAGCAAGCTGGGCAGGCCAAGGCGTCCACATCGCGTTCAAGGCGCCTAGCGCTTTGATTACTCTGAGGGCGGCGTCTTGCAATCCTCTGACTCCTTAGGACGGCGCTTCAGTAACTTGAGTGGTTCCCAAAACGCCTTGTATTCCGCCGACTCCTCCGCCTTGGCCTGGTCTAAAGGCAGACCCGCTTTAAAATCTCTAGAAACAATTGCGGGGTCCCAGCTTGGATGACGAGCGGAATAATTAACCCAAGCGGAGAGCTGCTGGAGGTCTTCCTTGGTCAGATCTCTAGACATTCAAATACTCCAAGTAATCCGCCCCATCCACAATCTCGTCTCTAAGGTGAGGCCACCGCGCAATAGCCGCGGCATATGCAGCCTTGTATGCGGGGATATGCTCGTCGCCGATGTCACAGTAGACGCGAACTGTACCGTGCTTCTCTTTCCAGTCGCGCACGAAGATGCCTGAGGCAGCCAGCTGATCAGCAATCATTCTAGCCACGGTGTCTAGGCCAGGATCATCCAAGTCCTCGCCGTCGTATTCAGCTAGGAGTGCCTGCTTGTAGAGCTCCATTGACTCGGGGGTCTCGTTCATCGGCCCTCCTGCGAGGGAAAGCCGAGAGCTTTGACCATTGTGTGGAAGAAAGAGCCTTCGACGTGACAGTTCGGGCAGGTGAGAACCCTCCTGCTTTCGCGTTCAATCAGGGCATCTCTGTAAGCCAGGCAGAACTGGCTGTGCGTAATGGGCACGCTCGGCTCTTGGATCTCCCAGTCTTCAGCGAGCACGTCATCAGGGAGGAAGCTCCAGCCGATCTCATCGCCATCGATAGTTTCAAGCCGATTTGCGCGGATTGATATGCGGACCCATCCAGTCCATGCTGGCCGCTTAAGGGGAAACCCGCTCTTCAGCGCATCGATAAGATTCATGGGAGATCCACCTTAATGCCAAAGGCCGACAGCGCGGCTAGGCAAATGGCCTTAGAGGCAGTGTCCGCGAACCCGATATAGGAGTTTTTACCGAAGTTTTCAGCAAACTCTTCCGCGCTCATTTCTGCCGCGTGCCAAAAATCAGACCCGAGGTTGGTACATATCCAACCAGATTCATACTTGGCGATTGCAGGATCATCGAGCTTCTCTAAGACCTGCCACGCGGCGTCGATTCGGAAAGAGTACTTTGGACACGCGGATGCCCAGAAATCCATGCACAAATGGACATACTGGCCACCCTGGTCATTTTTCATCCGGTATGAGTCATAGCCATTACCTGGTGCACTGACGATCTTGTCGGTGACCTCGAGACCCATGACCTTCTCAGCAACCAGCGCGTCGATATCTCTCAAATTCAAAACTCGTAATCCCTTTTCGCAATTTCTGTCGCAAAGCTTTGGCATCGAGCATCAACGGCCTTAAAACCTAGTTCTAAAGACCAATCATTGAGATAGTTCAAAGCGCGAGTCCGCGTCCTATCGCTCAGCGGCGCAAGCAGTGCCTGCACCTTCTTGATCACGTTCAGTTCATCTAGGGGCTTTTTGTCTGGGGTCTCGTTCATCTTTATATTCCTTCGGTAATTACAGACTTCTCCAGCTCCATCGCCCTCGTCGCAAACCGCTGCGCAAGGTTCTTCGAAATACCAGGGATCGCAGCGTCAAACTGCTCCTGGTTCCACGTATACCAGTCGTCTGGCAGTTTTTCGTCGACAGTAAGCTCGGGCGTAGACAGCACGATATACATGGATTTCATCCCTGGAATAATCGCGTGATCGCGCTCTTCCAAGGTCATGATGGGATCGGTGGGTTTTAGAACTCTGGGTTTGAAACGAGTCATCATGACACCAACGTGATTATTTGAGCCTGTATGTCGCTCGCCGGGTTATAGCCCTGGCTGTCGTAATGCGCACGCTCGCCCGCCGCCCAAGCTTCTCTGCGCCGGTTCTTTCTGATCTCCGCCTGCTTTGGATCCTGCAGCTTGAGGACCAGCTCCATTAGCTCTGGCACACTCTGTGGCGGCACGATGATTTCAGGAGCTTCGGCATTGAGAGGTCTAAACGGTATGGCGTCTTCGAAGGAAACCACGCGATCTTCTGACCACGTTGGAGTGGCGTCTATTGCCATAAAGCTGACAGGCCTCGACTGCGGGAGATGCAGCTGAATGCTGCCGCTCATGTGTATAATGTTAAACGTAATCGGTGGCGGTTCGCTGCCGTATCTCGTCTTCATGTAGTGAAAATATTGGTACTCAACAGGAGCCGAGATCGCATAAAGCCGAGCCCGCTCGTGCTTCATCGCAAGACGCAGAGATGCGTGCTCGTAGGACTGCTCCATGGACAGCTGCCAGCCCTCCTTCTGAAGGCGATACGTCGTCGATTCAAACCCCGCGAAGTGAACCGTCGAGATCGGATTAATTATCCTGGGAAAGCTCTGCATATAGGTCCTCTAGCTCGCGGTTGATATTCGCTAAGATCTTCTTTGCAGTATCGCGCTCTTTCAGCTTTTGCTTAATTCGCCTCTTGGCCTCAGAAATCTTCTCTTCGCTGACTTCCTTCTGTGCGTCCTCGATAACCTTTTTGATGTCAAACATTGAACTTGTCTCGTCTCGTAATTGTGATGCGCCAAGGAAACAGCCTGACCCATAGGCTGCGCTTGGTGCGCAGGTATACCTTGTATTTCTCGACGGCTTCGCGGTGAGCCTCGCATTTCAGTTCATGCTCGGCCTGAAGCTTGAGCCCAATGATTTGGCTCCGGTTCATAAATCCTCCACGACAACAACCGGCGGCGGCAACAGCGCATAATCCGCCTCAATAATCTGCTTAGCCTCTTCGAGCGTCGGCAGTGCCTCAGACGTCTGCACCTCTACGACTTCTTTAACTTTCCCAATCAGCCTATTCAGCAGCATGTCGAGCCGCTGCGAGTCACCCTGAGCTATCCCCTTGGCGTAGACGTTTGCGAGAAACAGCACGCCTGCCGGCGTCTCGGGATTAGCGAGCAGTTTTTTAAGATCATCCCGTGGCATCTTCCAGAGAGACCATATAAGACGCCGAAGCTCGATCGGCGTGCAGTCCTTAAGCTCCTCTGGAGTCTTGGGTCTACCGCTAGGGTTAGCGCTGACACCCTTGCGCCACGGCGTTGGCCTTAGGTTTTTAATTCCGTCTGACGGCATAGGCTCACTCGCTTAGTAGCTGGGCTGTTTGACCAGTGAAGCGCTCCCAGCGGGATAGGATGACATCGCAGTACTTTGGGTCTAACTCCATGCCGAAGCAGCGACGGCCGGTCTTCTCGCAGGCTATAAAGGTGGAACCGGAGCCAGAAAATGATTCATAGACGCCTTGGTTTGGCGCTGTGCATGCTTCAATGTAGCCCTGTGGAAGCTCGACAGGAAAACGCGCTGGGTGGTCAATATCGTCTCGGGCCTTTTGAGCAGGGAGTGAATAAACTGTCTTCAGTTGGCTAAACTCTGCGACAGTCCTTTCCTTGCTTTTCTTAATTGAACCGTCTGCCTGGCGATTTCCTGTGTGGTTTGCGCGAGCTCCAGCAGATTTATTTGGCACTGTGAGGTTAAGAGGCTTTCTCTTAGCGCCGAAGACAAGAATCCACTCGTGAGAAATACCAAACATTGCCGTCTGGTTGCCGATGGAACCACATTCGCCCTTGTCCCAAACGTTCCAACTCAGGAAATTCAATCCGCAGCCCTTGGCTTCTTTAATGTAGTCGTCCCAATACTGGCTCATTTCGCCGTCCTTGCGCGAGAGGCCCAAGTTAACAGCGAAGAAAGAAACAAAGCTGTAGGCGGCGCGGATGAAAGTAGCCAGATGCTCTGTGCTTAGTTCCTTGCCCCCGTTGTATTCTCTTTGATCGGCATAGGGCGGAGACGTAAAGCACAGCTCTGCTCTCTCGCCACCAAAGAGCCTCGCCACGTCATCTGCGCTCGTAGAATCCCCGCAAAGCAGCCGATGCTTCCCAAGCACCCAGAGATCCCCCGACTTGCACCGCGTCTCCACGCTCTCAGGTACGTCATCAGGATCAGTAAGCCCCTCTGTGCCCTCAACGCGCTCTGGATTCAGTGAGTCAAGAAAGTCCGAGTCAAACCCTAGGCTCTCAAGATCAACGCCCAGCTTCTCAAGCTCTGTGGTCGTAGCACCGAGTGCGTCTAGATCCCACTCAGCAAGCTCACCGGTCCGGTTGTCAGCAATGCGGAATCCAGCCTGACGCAGCTCTTCGAGGTCGGACACTACGCAGGGCACGCGCTCAAGACCCAGCGCCCTCGCAGCCATCAGCGTGCCGTTACCCGCCAGCACCAGGCCGTCAGCATTCACAACCACCGGCTTTTGAAAGCCAAAGGCTGTAAGCGAGCCCTTCAGCGCTTCCAAGTTTTTCTCGGGATGCTTCCGCTCGTTAGCAGGATGCAGCAGGAGTTCGTCCGTGCGTTTCCAAATGATCGTCATGTCAGAGCGCATCGGTCTTACCCTTCATATCAAGCGTCCTCAGCACCCTCAACGCCTCTTGCAGCTGGCCTGCGTCCATACCGCTGGCCACCGACCTGATCTGCAAGATCATCTTCTCTCTAAGCATTCCAAACAGCACGGCCTCCAGCTGCCCATCATCATAAAATTCACCGAACTGTTTGCAGAAACTCTCGCGCATAGACTTCACAGCCTGCGCGGTCTTCTCGTGGGAAACAGTCACGCTTTTAAAACCTCGCAGTATTGGTCGCTGGAAGATAGCCGGTGAGCTCCCACTTCACAGCCTTCTGGCCATGGCCGCCCGTGCCGTGGCGCATGTGCACCTCAAAGCTGAAAGCCGTCATAATCTCAGACGACGAGCTCACGTAGATAACCAGGGCGCACCGCTGGATGCCCCTGTTTGGCCAAAGTGTGATGTTGTAGAAGCAAAGGACGGGAATAAGCTGCAACGCGCTACTCTCTCTGAGAAGAAGAGAAACATCCGAGGCATCAGTGGTAGCGCGTTCACCTAGCCCGAAACTGTAGAGTTGTGCTCGAAAGGTTAGGCTGGCAGAGAGCTGAAGACAAGGAGAAACCGACCGTGAACCTCACGATTATTCCAGACAGATATTGCCGCGATGACGAGACATATCTCCTCGTATCGCACCGGCATGTCGGCGACACCGACTGGGCCGTCGCAGTGCTCGAACAAGCATTGGCCAAACTTAAATCTGGGGACTACAACGCGTGGGAGCTAGGCACCCACGGGGATACAGCGCCGCTAAAGAGAGAGACCACCGTCTTCCACTTAAGCCTCGCCGACTAGCGCCCCCGCTTTTCCAGCCGCTCCAGCCGCATCTCTAGCTCGCCTAGCTGACTGTCCTGCTCTTTCCACCTGATTCCATAAACGCGCAAAAACCCGTCGTGATCGTCGAGCCGCTCGATGATCTTTCGACTGTCTCTCGACGCCCTGCGCACTTCTCCACGCAGCTCCCGCGCTTCGTCTGCACGGTCCTTGCCCGTTACAACCTGTCCCGCTCCGACCCCAAATAGGCCGATAAAAAGAGCCGTCTCAAGCACCTCGCGACGGATGCCAGAGCCCTGCTGTGCCATGATAGTTTTACTCCCCAAACCCGGTTTACTTTAAGCGTAGCAGGGAATCAGTTATCCACAGGCACAGGGGGATACGGAACGGGCACAACGTGGGCACAAGGGGGGCACATTGGGCACAAGAACCGTGCTGCTGAGCTGTAGCACCGTTCACCGAGAAATCGCCTGGAAGCGCGATGGGACGTGGATTACAGAGGAATTCTAATGGAGTAGAGAAATCTACAAACTAAGTTTCTAATCTGAGGGTCGCAGGTTCGAGTCCTGCCGGGATCGCCATACATCCCAGCTAGTTACCAGACTTTACAAGAGCCAACTTCGCTCCGGGGGCACACTGGGGGGCACACGCACGATCGCCCGCCTCTGGTGCCTTTTTCTTGAACAACAGCTTATCCACAGCCTTTGTAAGCTTATCCATGCGCAGTTTGGCGTACCGCTCCGTCATCTTGATCGACTGGTGGCGCATTAGTTTTTGCACCTCGTAAATCGGCACGCCGGCTTGCACGAGGTGGCTAGCAAACGTGTGTCTTAAGTCGTGGAAGCGAATCTCCCGAACATCCGCATCGCGGCAAATCTTGCGGAAGCGCTTTGAAAGGTTCCAGAAGAGAGCCTGATCAAAAACTGGTTCGTCTGGCTGATACAGACGGCAGTGTGTCAATGCCTCGTAAGCAGGTTGAGCCAATGGGACCGCGCCTGAGCGGCCGTTCTTGGTTAACTCAGACCTCACGCCGGTCGAGTGATCGGTCGTAGCCATGACGCGCAGCAGGCGGCCCTCTAAGTCCACTGCGCCGCGCCGGAGAGCCCAGAGCTCCGACTTTCTAAGCCCCGTGTAGACCGCCACGGTTGCAACACGCCATAGGTCTGCATCTTTCCGCTGCAGCCACGCGAGGAACTTGTTGCGCTCGTCAACTGTCCAAAAGTCAAACTCTGGTTCCTGCTGTTTTAAAAGCTTCACCTCGTACCACCTGTGCGAGTCAACCAGCTTCCACCGGTGAGCCCGCCGCATAATAGCCTTGGCGAGAATCAGCACGGAGTTCACCGTTCTCGGCGAGATCTGCCGGTTGCCGACACGGCGGACTTGCATTTTAGAGCGAAATTCTTCTAGACTGCGTTCATCCAAATCATTCAGTAGTCGGTCGGCGAAAGCGCTTTTCAAGTAACGATTGATTAGCGCCTTATCCCCTCGATATGCAGCGGGCCTCTTAGTTAGCTTTGCATGCTGTTCTAGATACCTTTCGCAGGCCTCGTCAAAGGTCACTGCAATCGACTGATCCTTAGGATTTCGTCGTTCCTCGTCTAGCTGCCATACAAACGCGGTCTTTTCAGAGGAGGTTCTAAACGTCCTCCTACGATGCACGCCGTTCTCGTCTCGCCACCTATGAGTTAGCGACTTCTTTCTAGCTTTTCTTGCCATGGTTGAGCCCTTTCTTTGGCTCGCGTAACCAAGCAACTACCTCGGTGAATAGAAACCGACGCTCGCGGCCTATCGGAATGAAAGGGACTCCTCGTGCCACATACTCGGCCACAAGCCTCTCAGAAATCCCCAAAGATGCGGCGAGTTCGGTTGCTGTCAGTGCTTTTTGGTTTTCAAAGAACGTAATCTGAGATTGGCCCGCGGTCTCGAATCCCTTCATAAATCACCCCCCATACCCTCTAAACGCAAGCCGAACGTTGTCGACTGCCAATTGTTACAATGATTCGGCCTCTGCCCATTATTTGATCTGCCTAGTCTTTGCACAGAGCTTCAGCCATTGAAGGCCTCAAACAGCGCTTTGCACCGTGACGCCAGCGAGCCCTTGATGCTGATGAGGTTTGCGTCCTCGAAGGCTGACACCACGAGTGGGTGGCTAAGAAGCGCCTGCGCTGCCTCCCTGTGCGCTGCGCACTGAGCTTCCGCCGCCGTCAGCCTGGCCCGCAGTTCTTCACACTCTTTCAATGCGCGCGCTGTCTCGGCCTTTTGATACACGAGACCGAAGACTTCGCAGTTTGGGTTGTGCACATTTTGCAGGCGACCGTGGCATTTACAGCCATAGCGAGCTTCTTCAGGCGTCATCATTTCGCACCCTCCAACTTGGCTGGCAGCTCACTCCCAACGTCCTCCAACAAAAACCTCTCCATCTCGCGCCACCGGTACCGCCGCTCCCCATACTTGTCCCGCTCAGCAACCCACTCCTGCCGCACGCCGTAGCGCTCCAGCCACACCCAGGTTTCACCGCCGACTAGCACCGGCAGAAATGCAAACCGCGCAACCTCGCGGGTGTCTCCTAGTTGAACGCAGTGCTTTAGCCAGCGCATGGATCCGCCTCCAGCGCTGCCAGCGCATCTGTAGCCACCCTGACAAGGTCCCCTGCATCTGGCCCAGAATTGTAGGATTCGCCGTATGCAACGATCTCGCGCAACGCCCGCACCGCAGCAATCAGCTTCGGTACCATCTCGCGGCTAGCTATGATGAACTCACAGGTCGCAACATCCGGGCCGTAGACACCACTGTCCCGACTGATTAAGGAGTAAGACATGCCGTCCTCGTAGGCGACGATGTCCGACTTGCACTTTTCGTCGTCCCACATCCACTCCCAAGGACCCGGCGCGGCGTCGCTAACTAGCTTCTCGTATTCGTCCAGCGTCATAGTCTTCACCCGCAAAACCCAATGTGCAGCAGCGCCTTAAAAAGAAACGCTGCGATGATTAATCCACTGCCAAAGAGCAGCCCTTCGACAAAACGTAGTCCGATACTCATAGGTCTTCTCCTTTCACGAGGGTTATGGTGCGCCGCGGTTCCAGCGCGGCCGTTACTTTCTTGGCACACGGCAGACATGCAGCCAGTCCTCTGCCGGGCCTCGGCTGAACGTCCTCTTGGATCTCACAGCACAGCTGACAGCGGGACGTGACGAGCGCCTCGCTCTTTACATGCGAGCCGTCAGCCGTGCGCCGCGGATGGCGCCGCGGATGGATAAATCGGCTCAGCCGCATAGGGCTCCGCCTCCTAGCACCAGCTGAATGAGCCAAAGGAGCCCGCCCACGAAGGCAAAAGATCCGATCAGCACGCAGATCCCTAAGACCACCTCGTCAAACGATTCTGGAATCACTTCGCACCCCCTAGCACCAGCTCACTGGTAGCCGCCCCAAATGACCAGAGCTCTCGCCAACGCTTACGCGCTGCCAAAAACAGCATCCTGCTGACGAACTGCGACGCCTGCTCAGCGTCGTTCGCCATGATCACAGGAAGGCCCTCTACGGCCCAAGCCAGCAGGCTTCCTACGGCCGACTGCGGCGAGACCTTGCCTCGGTACTCCCCGCGCTCTAACTGCGCCCAGCTGCCCTCTACGACGAGGGCCCGGTATTGGTAAGCATGGAGCCTTTGAAGCTCCCGTTTAAACCGCTCACGGTCTCTTCCGATGCACCCGATAAGGTCCTGAATTGACTTGCGCTCGATTGCGACGAGGTGCTCGAGACCCCTCACCGAGTAATCCCCTGTAACCAGCTTCCCGCGCTGGCTACGGAGCGGCGCAAGGCATAAAGGCCGTTGCTCGCGAGAATCAACAATTGCGACGACGTGCGCGGGCTCGAGCTGAGATTTGCTTATTTTATGTGCAAAACTGCTTAAATCTTGGGCGAGATTGCTCATGGATTGAGCACCGCCAGACGCAAGTCAGATGCATGACAATCGCTGTGACAGACGCGATTTTTAATTTCGTCTGGTGTTATAGCTAGTTGCGCGTTTGTGACAAACTGACCGACAAAAACGGGTGTGTTCGCTCCCACAATACGCACGGCTGTGGCAGCTCCCCCAGCGCCTATATGATGTATATATTTTCCCTGTGAGTACCAATGATTCGTCTGTCCTATTTGTCTTAAGCTAGTTTTATAGGGGTTTGCGTTTGTCAGAGCGTCTGTCACGCGTCTGTCACATCGGTCACAGCTGCTAGTGAGCATGCAGTCCCTCCAGTCCGCGCAGCTTGCAGCCCCAATAGACGCGCTCACCTCCGCCAGATGTGCGCCGCGCAACAACACCGAGCCTGCGTTCCCAGCACTCCTTAATGCGAGCCACATCTTTGTTTTGTTTATAGCCCTTGTTCCGCAGCAGCCGGCGCACAGTGCTAGCAGGCACCGACTCACCGGGTGCAACCTCAAACGACTCGTCGAACGCTGCGAGGTACTCCTCTTCGCCGTCGTCGGCCAGTCCCCGCGGAAGCTCACAAGGGATCGGACCGTGCTTTGCTTTGGTCAGGTAGAGATACATCCACTTGCACATCCTGAGGATGCCGTGAGTCTCGGCGAGCAAGACTTTCTCAAAGCGAGGCTCAACGTATTTTGGGATCACCGGTTTGATCTGACAGTAAATGATCCGCCGCATGTCTGAATTTTGGCCGGTGATCGTCGGCGCATAATTCGACGCGACAATAAACTTGCAGGTCGGTTTCATGGAAAAGCCCATGTGACCTTTCTCTTCGACGTAAATGGGATCGTCGCCAGTCAGCGACTTAAACTCTGGCGAACTGAAGTACGTCGGTTGTTCGCAGTCAGCGAAAATTACCACGCGCTTACCAAGAAGCTTAGCGTTCCAAAAACGGTCGTCGCGCCCTCTCGGCTGCAAAAACTGACAGGCTTCTGGCATCAGTTCAAAGAGGAAGCGAAGAAACGACCCCTTTCCGTCGAGCCCCGGACCGTGCAGGTAGAGATACTGCTGCCTGTCGGCCTCTGGGAAAAACAGGCTGCCGATAAACGCACAGACTTCTTCGGGCTGCGAACAGCGGTCTAGAAAGCTAGCGAATGCATGCGGCACCTCTGGCATATCCTTTGTTATGTCGACATCAAGATCCACGGGCAGGCGTGCAAACGCGAGACTCGCAGACGACTTCTCAACGAGCGGCAGCGGTCGCAGTTCTAAAGGCGCCGCCAGTGCCGCCCACGCTTGCCGCGCGAGGTCGGCTTGCCGCGGCGAGATCTGCGCTTCTGGAACTTTGGTTAGTTCCCGCATGCAGTAACAAAAAATCGCGTCGGCTATCACGTCGACAGTCACGTGTCTGACGACGCCAGGAGCAATTTCTTCGAGATACGATTTCCTCTGCGCCTCGTCGTGCATCACGTAAAATCGCCGTTTAAACTTCGGCCATTTTCCTGACCGCTTGCCGTCCATAACTATCGCGATTCGTTGGAATAACTCCGACTGCGGCATGCGGTCAGGTTTGCCCGTCGACGCGGCCGCCGCTGGAGCCGCTGGAGGCGTTGAAGGCGCCACAGTAAGCGCAGGAGGTTTAGGTTTAAGTAGAACAGCTTCAACATCAGTCATGTCGCCCATATGCTTTTCCCGTCTCAATCGATTTCACAGCCGACTTGATACACAACCAGACTTCACGTTCAGAAAGCGGGTTAGGATTTTTGGTTTGAGCCGGAGAGCTCATGATCATCTCGAAAACTTCTTCGGGCTCTTCACCGGAATCTAAAATGTCTTTCGCACACATAAAACAAAGCTGGTTTCGCTCGCCCTGAGGGAACGGTTGTTCAAGGCAATAGACCGTCCGCAGCCTTATCGTGCCGTCTCTGCGGTGACGGCTTTCAGTCGGCGACCGCGGCTGCTGCGCCTTCGGCAGTACGAGCTCCTGCGTATAACCTTCGTTTGATACCGAGATGATTTCTGTGCAGGGATGATACCAGCGCCCGAGGTCTTTGCACGCAGCATCAGCGTCGTATTTTGCGATGCAATGCCACATGGTTGCGGAGAAGATTTTAGGGTTGACGATCCCCTGGTCAAAAGGCACGACAACGCGGAAGCGGTCAACCGGCGGAAGTCCGTTCTTACTTTTCTGATGATTGCGCGTTGTGCCAATGACGTGCTGACAGTCGCAGAAGATCTTCAGTGCGTTTGCTAAAGACAGCTCACCGTCGAAGTCCAGCGCCATATACATGGCACCTTCAAAGTTATCGCTACGGCGGTACCCGCGACTCCAGCCGATGGGACTCCACGGCCACTCGCTAATAAGCGCGGCGAGGTCGTCCATGTTTGCAATAAGACCGGAAAGCCCCCAGCCAAAGGCTGAAAGCTTTTCGTCGCTACCCATAATTCTATTAATAGAAATCAAACGCTTAGGCTCCCAGGGAGGTTTTGGGGCGCTAAGCAGGCGGCAATTTGAAAAGAACTGGAGGGAAAGGGTCGCCCCGGCGTCAGTGGCAACTAACGTTCGGGGCTAGATCTTGAATACGGGTGACGCGCTTTTACGACGGCTGCGCGGTCAAAGTCAAATGCGTTCAGCCGTCTTTTGCGCAGGTAAGAATTAAAGGAGACGCAGTATTGCCGTCTATCACAGCGCGCGCTTCGGGCACGCTTTCGTTGAATGTAAATTCAAATTTAATTGGGCTGGTATTGAACCGTGCGACGTCAACGGTAACCGACGCATTCTTGGCGGCAGCTGCATCAGGCTTATAGAATGCTGACCCAAACCCCGCGTACGACTGATAGTAGCGCGAGGTGCCTACCACATAAGACCCAGGTGAATTATGTGCGTCCGCAAACACCATCATTTCGCCGCTAGTCCAAAATGAAATCTGGTATTTCAGCACGTATGCTTGATCAGCTGCCTCGTACTTGCACGTATAAACTCGGTCAAACCCGACACTCCTCCCCTGCTCGCCTTGTTTGCCTTGGATGCTGACGTCGGTCCACTGTCCGCTTTGACACGCTTTGAAGAGAGACTCAGCGGCCACGTATATCAAAGTTTTTTCAGCGGCTGCGTCGCAAGCCGGGAGCTCCGCGGCTGTCGCGATATACATGCTCTTTGGCGACGAACTTTCTGCGGCCGCAACTTCTGCGTCTGGCGACTTAGTGGCAGAGGCTTTATCTATGGCGCTGGGCAAGTTGCCACAGCCTACGACTGCCAAACAAAGGAAGATCATGCGCATGTAAGCGGCTCCTTTTCGAGGATTTCACTTACTATCGGCATGTTTTCAGCAAAACTTTAGGCTTTCTTCAGTGTTTTCAACTCAGAAAGCAGCATCTCGATTAGCCTAAGCGCTTCTTCGACTACGATGTCATCCGAGCGACTGTGGGCGGGATCCGAAGGGTCACCGGGGCCTTTTAGAAACCAATACACAGGTTTGTTTAAAACTATCGATAATTTCTGAAGCGTTTTGAAATCGGGCTCCGATGAGCCCGTAAGATACCGCGAGATAGCTGCAGGCGTAACGCCGAGCACGCCCGCAAGGCGAGCGCTATTAAAGCCGCCTTCTTTCATAGCCAAGCGTAGATTTCGTCTAAAGATCTGCCTAGTTGGCGTTGCCACGCCAGCCCCCATATCAAGATCAGGATGTCCATAGCAGGTTTTCGGCACAAGCGCGCTAAGCATTGAATATCTCGTGAAGTTGCGTAATTTAGTTACGCAACGTTGCGTTTTTCGGTAAGAGATGAGCGCGTCTTGAGCAGTGGCAATTGCTTGAGGGGGTCTGGGTCAGAATATGGGGGCGCGGCGAAAGCTGCGCGTTTCTTGGGGTTTTCCGGTTTCTCGGGGTTCTTTGGCTCTCGGGGACCGTCTTGGCCAAGGGATGGCTTGCGCAGGTCAGTAGTGCGGCAGGCGCGGGCCCTCCCTTTTTATTATCACTCAGCGTCTACCTCAAGGCGCTTCTACATATTGCAAAGATTCCGCTTACAACCTGGGAGTCCAACCAATGATGAACGAACTAGCAACGAAGACTGTTACTTATCCACAGACGCCAACGCCCCGCCCTTTTCACTCATTAATTCAACCGCAAATGACCCTAGCTGCACTTCTCCAGCTGATGGAGGAGGTTGATGGGGGACTGGCAGACTTAACGCCAGAGCAGATGCGTGACATTGCCCAGCAGGCCGAGGTCAAAGTCGACAGTTATGCGTACATGATCGAGAAGTTTGAGTCTGAGGCAGCGCGGTTAGACGGGCGGATCAAAGCGTTTCAGGAAGCCAAGAAGTCTGCGATTGCTAAAGCCGAGAGCTTAAGATCGCTGATTGCGCATCACATGCAGGCAAACGGCTTAACGCAGATGCCCGGCCAGGACTACCGCGTGTCACTTCGGCGCAGCGAGTCTGTGAAGGTAAATACCGAGCCGAACGCTGACATGTACTGCGCATTCGCTGAGTATATCCGCACGAAATACGAGTGGGATAAGGCCGCGGTTAAGCAGGCGCTGAAATCCGGAAACACAGAGCTCGAGGCGTTTGCCAAAGTCGTTGAAGGCGTGTCGCCGCAGTTTCAGGTGAAGAGGGCGCTGTCATGAGCGACTTGCAAGCAGTGCCACTACCTATGGAAGAGCTGCAGCCCATCGAAGAACCGCAGGCCGCACCTGAGCCCGCGGAAGAACTGCTACCACCCGGCGGGATGAGAGTGCTACGCGGCGTAACACCGCAGGCTTGGAAGGTCCTAATTTACGGAAAGCCAGGCGTTGGGAAGTCTAGCCTCGGTGCGCGCGCGCCAAAACCTTTGTTCTTAGACCTTGAGGGCGGCCTTTCGCGCATTGACTGTGCAAAGACGCCGAAGAAGCTGACTACGATTGAGGAGGTCAGAGACTGGCTCAGGTATGTGATACGGAGCCGCGAGTATCAAACCGTTGTGATCGATACGGTAGACGAGATCGACAAGATGCTGTCGGACTCGGTTATAGCAACGTGGAATAAAACGCATACGAAGGTCAAGGCCCTGAGCGACATCCCTTATGGACGAGGCGGCGACCTTTTGGTGGCGGAGTGGCGAGAGTTTATCGAAAACCTTGCGGCTGTCACTAGCTTCGGCAAGAACGTGCTGCTCATCGGTCACGAGCAGGTCGTCAAATTCGAAAACCCCACGGGTGCCAACTACGATTTCTACACGGTGAATGTGCACAAGAAGGCTGCGCCTATCCTAGTGGCTAAGCTCGACGCTGTGCTGTTCACGCAGTTTGATACGTTCGTTAAGAACGCTGAAGAGGACAAAGGCAAGGCGGTGGCCACCGGGCGCAGGATCCTCCTAACGAATGATGGCTCCAGCTGGGAGGCAAAAAACCGGTTTGGCCTGCCGAACGTAATTAACAATGATGATTTCACCTTTGACGCATTTAATTAAGGACCGAAACCATGTGGTTTGACACACCTAACGAAGAAGCAGCGAGAGAATACCAGCCGATGGAGCCGGGGACTTACCGGTTTCTGGTGGAGACTGAATCAAAAACGTCAAAGTATGGCGATCAATTTGTATCGATGACACTGAGTTGCGTCGACGATCCTTATAAGGGCCGCAAGGTCTGGCACAACTTCATGATGCAGCATAAAAACCCGACGGTCGTGCTGATTGCAAAATCGCACATGAAGGCCTTTCTTGAAGCAGTAGGTCACACAGCCCCTGTGCGCCGCGAGGCTGAGTTTCATGAGATTGCTTTAAACAAGGTTATCCCAGTTGCTATCGGCATCAAAGCAAACAAAGAGACAAACGAGCTTCAGAATATCGTTAAGAGTTTTTTGCCAAAGGGACCCAGGGCCGCAGTAAACCCGCAGAGGCCCCCGATGCAGCGCGCAGTGGGACAGACGCAGCAGTCGGGGGCGCAGCCGCAGCCACCAGCATGGGCCAGCGAGGATATCCCGTTCTAGACCCTTCGGATGAATTCAAGATCTCAAGGCTCCGCGCCTTTAAAGAGAAGAGCATTGATCGTCCGAGTGATTACTATATCGGCACCGATGGAAAACGCTGGGAGAGTAGTTATGGCGGAACATTTTGAACCTGGAGCGGACAGGTCTTCGGACTCAGTTCGACCGGCACAGTCTGAGACAGAGTCCCTGGAGTTCTGGTGCGCTCTAAACCGCGTGGCACTTGCGCTGGATATCTGCGACTCGCTTAGTTACTCGGACGGGTTTGGCGCACACCTTTCAAAGTCTGCGTACGACGACTTGAAGTCTGCAATCCGCCGGCTCGCCGTCGCATATAATCCGCATTTGAACTGATTACCACTGCGCTAGCGTGCAGTTGTAACGATATGGCAAGCAACAGGCCAACGGGGTTATTCGCTCGTCCCTCGTGCACGCAGGTCTCGGTAGCTCCGAGGGCGAAGCGTGCGGCTCACGGTAGGCGGTGGGCAACCATCCTTCGATTGAAAAAAGGACAAGATGAAAGCGATCCTTGAATTCACTTTGCCTGAGGAGGCTGAGGAGCATCGTCACGCGGTTAACGGTACTCGTTACCTCTCAGCGATTGAGCAGATTCGCAGTGGCTTCCGTCTGAGAGCTAAGTACACAGAGGATGGGGCGACATCCTGGGCAGAGGCTTATCAACTGTTTTGGGATGAGCTGAACAAGTCCGGCGTTGAGCTTGATTAGGGACGGGGTACGTTGGACTAACTGTCATGCTGGCGTCCCTCTCCTGGGGTTAGCGGTTTTTCCCCGCCCCCTGCGCTTCTTTGTAGGACGCCGGCGCCTAAGCTTCTTGGTTAGCTGTCTTCTGCGCTCCATTGCGGATCTTCGTTGCCCACGCCACTGGGCTAGCCGTTGCTCGCCCCGCGAGTATGCGAAGTCAATCGCTTTCTCTCCTAAATACTGAATGATTAATTGCCCTAAGGCTGCCCACATAATCGCGCACCCCTTTCTACGAAGTTGTTACAGGCCGGTTTATTAGCGGCCAGCAGGAGCATTTTTATGCCCCTACTTCTTCAGTGTTAAAAACGAGCGCAGCAGTGTGAGCGCCCTATCTAGAAAGGGTTAATTCACCCTCCTTTAGTCTTATCGACGTGTTCCCAATTCCCTGAAGTTCGCCCGAGCAACAAAACTGAAAGGCACAGAAGTCCGCCCCCGACCTGAATAGGTCCGTGGTGCTTCCGCTCATTGCGCGCTAAATCAGCGGTCTAAAATTCTCGGCCTTTGGGGAGACGCCAGATGAAAGAGTCACTAAGCCTTGTAATCAGCCATGAACTAATTCAGGAAGGGGTCGCGTCTATTCTTAGACTTGCCAAGTCACTAGAAGGCGTTCGAAGCCCCACGGAGATACTCGCACTGCTCGATGACATCACATCCTGTGATTTCAACATCCGTGAGCAGTGCGCGTATATCGAGGGTTATAATGACGCGGTTTGTGAGGCTATGTCTGGCAGATGACGCAGTTAAGTGGGTAGTTACCAGTGGTTTACTGCGGTTTCTACCCACTATAGTTTTACTTCTCGGTTGCAGCAGGGACCCTTAGCGCGTCAATTAGGCCTCTAACGCTCCCGGCTACCGGCGGTCTAGGCGTCTCTGGCGCAGCAGGCTCAGGCAGGACAATATATCCACGCTCGCTCAGCTGACTGAGCGCTTTAGCTTTTTCGACCGAGTTGATCTTTGGGTCATTCTGGATGCGCTGCCGCTCCATTTCCAAAGCTCCCGGGTCAAAAAGGCGGTTAGCCTCGGGTGTGGCAGCTTCTTCTTCAGTCAAAAACTGCTTACCCACGGGCTTTTTGCTGATGAGATCGGTCGACTTGACGAAACGGGCGAAGGCTTCGGGTTCATCCGATCTAAGGACAATCGCGGCGTTCATCAGGCTCTCGTTATCGCCATTAGCGAGAGCACGAGCAATAACGCTTTGTCCTTCGGAGGACAGCCCAGCTTTCTCAGCGGCCGCGACAGAGCCTGCAGTCGGAGCCCTGCGGATTACCTGGACGTCAGCATTAGAGCGCTCGAGCTCGCGCCGTGCGTCGTTACTTTCGAGTGGCGACGTCGCCGATATCCGGTCCAACCTAAGGACCCTGTCTAGCGCCCTTTGGCGAAATACATCGTTTAGCTTTTCTGGAATAGGACCGCTGAAGCCGAAAAAGTCCTTCGGCTTTATAGGCCCCTGCATCGTCGGCATCTCTTCACTTGCTGCCCTTGCCTTCGCCTTCGCCGTGTCAATCCAGGCCTCGTCAACGAAAGCGCTCTTCGCCTTGTCGATTATTCCACTCATGTTAAACGCGTTGGACGCCCCAGTTCCAGAGGTCGACATGACCGGCTGTCCAAAACGGTCGCCAAGGCGGATGAGGTCTGTAAAGTCTTTTACCTCTTCCGGCTCGAAGAGAGCTTCGATTACATCGTGCCGGGCTTTAATGCGGTTTCTAAGCGGCGCGAAGTTAAAACGGTCCTCCAGGTCGCGGCCTAGGAGCGAGTCGAGATAGCTTGCCTTTAGGGCTTTCAGGTCTTCAGGCGCCATCATGGCTTTTAGCGCTTCAATCTTTTTGGTATCGCCGTTTTCAACAAGCGTTTTAAACAGCGTCTCGTCCGGCATGTGCTCTCGGCCTAGCGCCCGCTCAAGAGGCCCGCGCTCGTCAAAAAACTTAGAGAGGTCTGCGTTAGTCTTTTCGAGATTTTTTGCAATTTCGGGGTCAACGTCTCTCAGCGTCGCATGGAGCGTATCGCGGACGTCGCCGTAGAGCGTCCGCAGACGTCTAATGTCTGGCGGATCAAGCTCAAGACCCTGCCTCTTACCGTAGGCTACCTCGCCAAGGTTGCGCAGCACCTCGGTCAAGCTGTCGTAGTCGCCCATATTCTGCAAAATGACGTCGGTAGCGCCCTTGAGCTGTGCAGCACGGCTGCGCTGCGATGCGGACACGCCCTTGGTCATCCGACTAGAGGCCTCGCGCTCAACGCTACCAATCTTCTCTAGAAGCGCCTCACGGGCATTGTCGGGGATAGGCAGCGCGGCAACACCGGAGCTTTCCTTAACGGCCTGACCGGCCCTGTCGTAGGTCATCTTGCTGCCGTCAAGGAGCTCGGCCAGCTTCTTGTTATAACCATCTCTGATCGCTGCGCCGGCTTCGACACGCGTCGGAACTCGCCCGTCACCGATCTCGCTAATCTTCTCGCTAATAGCGTCTCGTACGCTGTCCTGGCTCTTTTGAAACGCTTCGAGCCGCGCCTGCCCTGCTGGTCCCTCGGCCTGCACCCGTGCTACCCGCGTAATCTTAGACGATGGCCCAAACTCGACGGCCTCAGGCAGCGCCTCGGTAGGAATCCCATGCTTCTCGGCTATAGCCTTATACTCGAGCCAGTCGCCAGCCTGCTTCGGCTTAAAAAAGTCGCTTAGGATGGCTTTGGTGGTCTCAACTGCCTTGCGGCCCCCTGTGGCAGCTGCCCTCGAGACCTCGGGTGCGATACTGCGCGCTGCTATGCCCGCGGTTTCCGCGCCGAGCTTGATGGAGCCCTTCGCGGCGCCGATGAGCGGCAGGGCATTCGTCGGGTCTGCAGCTAGGTCGACGCCTAAGCCAGCAACCCCTGCGGGGCTTACTTTATAGGTTTCACCCTTCAAGTTTTTGAAAGGTGTCGGAATATATTCCTCGGTCGAAAGCCCAGCTTTTGCCGAGATTTCTTTTCCGGTCGGTGCAAGATCCGGGTTTTCTCCAAACTGTTTCCAGCCAGCAGCAAGTGGATTTTGACCGTCCTGCAGCGCACCGATCGCAGCGCGCGTCGGGGCTCCCGTGAATCTGTCGATGGCCTGACCGACAGCAGCGACTGGTGCGAGAAAGGTGTTGGTCCTTTCACGCAGCTGGGCAGCAACGTCGGGTGTGGCGGGATCAGCTAGCTGAGCCATATCAGCATCTGAAATGAAATCAGGCGTGCCTGGGTTTTCACTAGCCGCAAGTTTCGCCATCTCTTCGTCGCTTAGAAAGTCGCTCATTTCACCCTCTGCCAGCCGCCGTTGACCTTTTGATACTGTTGGCCGCGGTAGACTTTAATCTCAGAACCGTTGCTTCGCTGGTAATTTCGCGCGCCAAACATTTTCCGCGTTTCTTCGGGCGATGTTTTATAGATCGAAGTAAAGCTGCTCACCGCATTGTCTACGGTGTCATTGTAGCCCTTTACGCCCTTATCCCTAAGGCGGGACGCGAGTTCGCGTGCAAAGCCCAGGTCTTCGTCGGTAAGCGGTTTGCCTGCCGAACTCTTTTCAATCATTCGCTGGAACTGCGCGTCGACGGCCATCGAACCGCCGAACTGCTTCTTGTCAGAGTCCGATAGAACGCCTGTGTCACCCGATGCGCGCGCCAGCTTGATAATCAGGGCGTTGGCTGCGATCGGGTTGGTCTTGCCCAGGGTCGCCAGCTCGTTCGCTGTATCTGCAGCGTCGATAGCGTTCACGTAAGCCTGGGTTTTCTGGGTTAAGTCTTTTCCGCCCTGAAAGGCGCGGTCCCGGATTTCTTTGCCTTGTGGCTCGCTGGACTTTGCTGCAGCCGCGGCTTTCTGCGGTTTCTGCGGAGTCTTCGTTGCATCGATCACCTCGCCGTTGACGTTTATGATCTCGCCCGCTGCATTTTTAATCGGCCGGTTCTTGGCCTTGTAATCTTCTAAATCTTTTGCGTCTTCTAGACGTTGCGCACTGATCTCTTCTGCCCGCTTTGCTGCGCGCTCGTCCTTCCTCCGTTCTTCGTCCATCTTAACCTGTGTGTTCATAGCCCCTGCACCAGCCAGCGCTCCCTGCTGTGCTCCAATCATAGCGCCTTGACGGCCGCCCATGAGAGCGCCGACGCCCGTGGAGCCTAGCCCTAGGAGGGCGAGCGCAAGCATGTTCGATTGGCTTGGTTCTGCCGACGCTGCGCCAGGCGCTGGCGGGACATCCGCAGGATCTTCATCGTCAAACAGTGCCATTTAGAATCTCCAAATGCTTAGAAGGGCAGCACCCCGGAAGGGACGGTAAGTGAAGGAAACTGCGGCAGGTATCTACCCATGTCCTGCGCCGCTTGAGATCCTCTTTTCTTTAGTTGGTCGAAGGGAGTATCGTTTTTCGCGCCCCCAGCCGCGGCCGCAGCTTTGGCCTCCTCAGCCATTTTTTTGACGTAGTCCTGACCTAAAATAAACTGGTTGGCATTGCCGCGGTCTGCCGAGCCGAGACCGGCGATCCCGAGTCTTAGGCCTAAATCGCCAGCACGCTCGCCGGTTACCGTGCTTTCCAGCCCCGAGAGGGCGTTATCTCTTCGCGTCGCGTCCGCAACTGCGAGATCGCGCTCTAGGTTGCCCCTGGACACCAGTGCCTCGCGCGCCAAAGGGATCGCCATGCCGCCAGCAGCGCCGCCTCTAACCCCAGAGGTCGCGAGGTTCGACTGCAGGCCGCGCATCGCAGTTTGCATGGTTCGGTTGATGTTATTAACACCCTCGTCTCGCAGCAGCGCTGTGCGTGGGTCAGCGCCAAATGCCGCAGCTTTACGCGCTGCGATAATCTGGGCCATGTCTTGGTTGCCCGAGCCAAAAAGGCCGGCCGCCATCTTCTTGCCCTCGGCCATATCTGCCTGGCGAGAAGCCTGAGCCTTTGCCGCGTACTGTATCGCCCGCTGCTCCGGCGTTAAAACGTTAGGATCCGCTCCGGTTAGTAACATTTCAGTATCTCCTCGAGACTTCTAGTTCAGTCCCTTCGCAAATTGACCGCAGTGACATAGATAGTGTTTTTCGCGCCCGCTGCTGTGCCGTATTGGTTAACAGCTAAGCCGTAAAACGTTTGCCGCGTCTTAGTAGTTGCAAAAAACGTGGGCAGCGCCAGCCGCGTCGTTTTATCCGTGCCGTTAGCGCCCGCGTTAATCGCAATATTTTCGAGGCTAGCTATTTGTCCCTCGACTAGCTGATCAATTCCGCTCAGTGCCACCAGGGCGCTGCCTGGTTGCGAGGTAACAGTTGATGCAAACGTGTCGATCTTCGCTTGACCAGATATTAGCCAGTCCCCTGGACCGAGCGAGAATGTCCCGACGATGCCAATCGCGCTCGAAGTAGCCCACGGAGTTGGCCCGAGCGTAAAGGTCTTAGCTATATCGCGGCTGTCAGGAGAGAGCAGCACGGTGAAGAGGTCTTCAAAAGTTTTCGAGACGTCAACTCTCAGGTACTTGACGACGTCATCTAAACTTCGGCCCTGAAATTTTCTAAGTCCAATCAGTTTCATTCGCGAAACTCCGCTCTAAAGCTCGCGGTAGCTTCCAGTTCGTACCCGCTGATGATCATGGGGTTGTAGCGGACTGCCTGATTAAAGCGCACCTGCAGCGCTCTGCAGGTTTCGGCTTTGATCTTCACCTTAATATTGGACTGAGTTGTCCACGTAATATCTGTCGAATAGCTAAGAAGCGACTCGTCAAAGTCCACGTAGGTTGAAAGCGTAAATGGCACCGACGCTGCAGGTCTAGTCTCTAGGCTTGAAACGCGGCAGCGCAAGAACCGCTTAAACAGCGCAGGGTTTCCGAGATGATCCCAGGCTGAGCGGTAGTCCCAATTGATGGCGGCGTCGTGGTCGCCGTAGGCATACTTACCTTTTAGCTCGTCTTGAAATTGCCAAAGCCAGTTGCGCGTATTGTTCACGTCATAGGAACCAGAGCCGTCGTAGTCTCGCCCTGTCCACCAGAGCGTTTCTTCGAACGAGGCTATACCTCCAGCCATGTTGACGCCGGTCCACTTGAACCATGACCCGCGGCTATAGTCGTAAACAAACGCGACCGAGTCACTGTTAGCAAAGCCGTACGCTGCAGCATCTTCATACGGTATGAAAAGCACGTAGAGCGACTTATTCGGCAGGACGCCCGCTATCGCCCTGTTAAAAACGGGGTGCGAAAGAGTCTGGTCGTAGACCGTGGAGAAAAAGGGCTCAAGCCGACTGACTTTGATCCCGTCGGCGTACGTTGCGCTCCCCAGCGGCTCTAGGTTTCTGCCACCAGCTAAGACGTAAGGCCCCTTCCTCGAGAGAAAGGGCATGACACCTTCCTGCACTTCCACCATGGAGTGGTGCGAAATACAGCCGATGTTCGCTCCGATGCGGTCTACCCGGAAGTTAAGGTCGGCCAGGTTCCCAGCGACCACGTTTAAATCGTTCGCCTCCGACACGCAGAGCACCTCGGCCGTTTGTCTGCAGCCGGTCACGCGCGTCGATACGTCGAACTCATGCGTGCTTTCAGGAAAGAGCTCGGGACTAATAATGTCTGAAAACCATGTTGTAGCAGCGCGACGGTCGTTCCCGCTAATAATCAGCTGGTTGTTGAACGAGCAAACGTAGCGACCCTGTGGACAGCCGTCCATGTAGGGATACTGAGGCTCAACGTATTCTGCGCCAAACGTGCCGATATCGATGTCTTCATCGTAGTAATACGAATAATTAGCGATAGTCTCGGGCGCATAAGGAATCTCGGCAGCTAGAATCCACACAGAATCTGCTACTTTTTTACGCCAGATGCAGATGCGTAGGTTGGCCGAGAGAAGTGCATTGTCTCTTACACTAACTGCCCCTCCCGCATCGTAGTTCGGACTGACCGAATTGCTATCTAGGCTCGCCGAAGAGAGAGTAACACTCGTCGAGGTAATACCCGTCACTTCGCGCTGGATAAAGCGCGTCTGGTTATAATCCCAGAAGTAAGCGATATCTCCCACGGTCAGAATGTTGTCAGAATCAACCGTTAGCGTTAACACCGAGGCTTGCGCGCCATTCACGGTCGCTCTTGCTGTCTTGTAACCCGATTCGTAAAGGTTTAATCCAACAGGGTCGGCCAGACCAACCTGAACAGTTTCATTTGAATACCCAGACCCATCTAGTGTTATCTCAGTTTCGACGTAGAGGTTCTCAGTGACGTTTCCGACCTTATCGATATGCTTATAGGTGATCTGGTACTGAAGGTAGTCGCTGGTTAAGCCAACGCGAGCAAAAGTACCTTTGGCGTCGGTGTAGGTTCCAGGCGACACGCCGGCACCCGATGCCTGGCCAAAGCCGCGCCGCATTCCAGCTCGGTACCACCTGAGGCCGTCATACTTCGTGATCATACACAAGGCGCTCGTCGTCTTAGAGCCCTGAGTCTTTACGACGTTAGTTCCACTTGAAAGGTAGAGGACGCCGTTGATGACTGCACCCGATGTCGGCTCAAACGTATCGAGCCCCATCTCAATACTGTCGTTAGCAGGAACAAGGTTGGCTGCGGCAGGTATCTCCGTAAGAATCGTATAATAGAGCGGCTTGGTCTCGCCGTTTGCGACCGTTATGTCGGGAACCAGGTCGATGAAAGCCGCAGGTGTCGTGGCGGGCGTCGACATGGAAAGGCCCGGGACAGCATCGACAACCGCTTTGAGCGAAAAAATAGTAACAGGCGAGGCTTCCGTACCAATGCCGAGGCTCTGTGACACGAGCGTCGAGGAAGGCCCGGTGATGCGAAAAAGGAACTCTCCCGCGGTCTCGTCGTAATACATGGAGACGGTTATTGCCGCGCCCGTTGTGTTAACAAGGGCAAAATATGATCGCGTTACCCGAAAGAGTTGCGACTGGCCCATAACAACAAGCTCAGTCTTTCTTCCGCCGAGTGAGTCGGTCGTATCGAGGCGAAACGTCCCGTAACCAAACTTCGACAGCAAGGCGTTAGACTCGTACGCAATCTTCGCACCACGCCTCGACGTTAGCCCGCCCTTCGGCGCATGCGCACTGTTGTCGGCAAGCTTTGCATAGCCGGCCGGCGTCAAGATATCCGACTGCCTTAGGTCAAGACCGCGGAAATCAAGGAAATGCTTAATGTGCGCATAGTTTCCCAATGGTCGCGAGCCTCTTAGTAATAATCGTCAGTAAAATAACCGTTATCAAAGACCGGGATATCTTCAACGTCGCCCGAGATTTCAACGAACGTCGCGACGATTTCTTGGAGTTGATTCATCTCGTCCTGGCTCATGTCGGCTCTTGCAGCGGATTCATCCCTCTGCAGGATGCGGCGTTCGCAGTAGCTTAGGAAAAACTTCTCGCAGAGGTCTGGCATTAGGCTGACCGAGCTGGAATACGGCCCAAGAAGGACGTGGGCACCGACTGGCACGGTTTCGCCGGACGAGAGCGTGTGACTCCCGCCCCTGATTGAAACAACACCGAGTGCGCTGACCGCTGTGAATGGGATCCCCGCCGCAAGCACCGCGCTTGAACTGTCGACTAACGTGAGCTCGTCGAAGAGATCGAAGTCAGCCTGGCTGAAAGGCGATGTGGTGGTCAGCGTCAAAGCCGTCAAATTGCCAGCGGTAACCGTTGCACTAGCGACCAAAGACCTGCGCTTTTCAATCCGCGGCATAACTGGGTCGTAGGTAACAAAAAAAGAGCCGCCTGCAGGGTACGGGTTGACGATGATCTGATCTTTCAGCGGGATATAGGTACTTGGACTGCCGCTGCAAGTCCTCCGCTCTGAGACGCGGCGCTCGTCAAGCTTGTAGGCGTCTCGCCGCTCGCCCGAGGACGAGTAAAAGACGCTGAAGACCCGCTGGCGTCCAAAGCAGTCGCTCGGCAGGTCGATATATTCTGTGCCCGATGCCGGGATTGCCGCGGATTCTTTTGCAAGAGCAGTCCTGTGAGCCCGCACAATCGCCTGCTGCAGCAGCTCTTGCCCCTGGTTTAGATACTCCAGAAACTCTTCGTCCGACACGCCATCGGCCGTGCCAGCGCGCTCGTTTTCCGTCGCGCGCCTAACGTGCGCAATGAGTTGCTCGGCTCGTCGCATAGGCTTAACCCTTGTATTTCTGCAGCTTCATGGAGAGACCTTTAAGAGGAAGGTCGTCGTCACTGGAGTCGTCGCTCGCATCGCTAGAATCACTAGAGCTATCGTCGCTGGCACCGTCATCCAGCTGGTCGAGACACTCTGTCAGCGCTTTAACGTGCATTCTGATCTTGCCGATAACTTCGTTTTTCATGGGATGTAATCACCTTACTGTGCGTTGAAGGGCAGCCAACATATTGGCAAGAGCGCCCTGTTCGTTTTGAGAGGCCTGGCCTGCTAGGCCGATCTGCTGCTGCTGAGCCTGAGCCAGGCGGGTTCGCGCTTCTTCTTCACGCGCCAGTTTTTCAGCGCGCCGAGCCTGCTCTTGCTGCATAAGGCCTTGGAGAAGACCGGCTGCCGCTGTTAGGCCGGCAGCGGCGATTACTGGAGCCATCGATTCACCTCAAATACCGTTTCTAAAAAGGTCCATGTCGAGATTCGGACAGGTCTTGTGTTTATCAAGCTCGTAGTGGCCGAGAACCGCGGTCTTCGGGAGGCTTGTCCGCACTAAAAGGCAGCGAACGAGCATAGTCAGACTCTCCAGCTGCGCTCTTGCAAACTGTTTCCGTCCGACGAGACAGACGGCGAGAGAGTCGGAGTTGTGCCCTAGCACGTGAGCTCCGATCTCTCTGCCTTCCAAAACTGAGTCCCCGTTCTCGTAGCGCCCGGTTTCCACCGTGCCATCCCTGCGAATGACGTAGTGGTAGCCGATGTCGCGCCAGCCCCTGCCGCCGGGCGGTTTAGCTGTGTGCCACACCCGGATCTCCGCCGCCCCGATATCGAGGTTGTCGGGAGAGTCGCTGCAGTGCACGACGATTTTGGCGATCTTGCTCACTTCTTACAGCGCTCCGCGAGTTCTGCGTCGTAAGCAGCTAGGTGGCTGCCTGCGACATACACGTAACTGGCATGAGACGAGAGCTCATCGCTTCTGGCTGCCTCGCAAGCCTTGACTTCGGCCAGAAGAGCAGCCGCAAGGGCTCGGCGTTCGGCAGGACGCTTAGCCAGTGGCACCTGCTTAAAGCGGCCGAGGATCTTTTGAATCGACCCGATGAGCTCTGGAAGCTTTGTAATAACCTGAAGGATCAAAAGGACGATTGAAAGCCAAGCCATGCTTATTACCTTCCTCTTTCGACGCACGCTTTAAGCGCAGAAATGCTTTGATCAACTGCATCGAGCTCTGCCTTGCAGCCAGGACCAGGCTCTGGGCCAGGACCAGGGCCGGGGCCAGGACCGGGACCAGGAGCAGCGTCGACGTAGTAGAACATCGCAGCGTCGCCAGGGCTCGAAGCAAGAGCGTTACAGCCCTGTTTCGACCAGCCAAAACCAGCAGCTCCCCACTGCGTTCCCCAGCTGTTAGCGATCAAAAACTCAGTTCCACCATCTGGCGCTGGGCGGTAGCCGACGAGCGTTACCATGTGGTTAATGCTGCGACCTCCGCACGACGTGATGCGGCCGTCA